AAGACTTATTAGCTTCAGGAGAACGTTGTTATTCCATTTTCAAAGCTTGCGTGAAAGATGAACCAACTAAGCTCACATCTGAGAAGGTGCGTGTCTTTCAAGCAGCTGATTGGGCTACACAAATGATGGTGCGCAAGTATTTTCTACCAATTGTTCGGTTACTCTCGTTATTTCCATTGGATTCCGAATGTGCTGTTGGAGTTAATGCACAAGGTCCTGAATGGGACCAACTTGCCACACATATGTGTAAATTCGGTAAGGATCGTATTCTTGCTGGTGATTATAGCAAATATGACCTTAGGATGCCCGCCCAAGTAATCATAGCAGCATTTGCTGCTTTGATTGACATTGCCGATAAATGTGGAAGATACAGTAAGAGAGATCTTGCTGTGATGCGGGGTATTGCGACTGAAATTGCATACTCCTGCGTTGCCTATAATGGAGATTTAATTATCCACAAGGGATCAAATCCTTCAGGACAAAATTTAACCGTATATATCAATTGTATTGTAAATTCATTGTTATTACGAAGTGCATATTTCCAATTATGGCCTTCCACATCAAAACCTCTTCCTTTTCGCGAAGTCGTATCAATAATGACTTATGGTGACGACGTGAAAGGTTCTGTGCGTAGAGGATATGACTGGTTTAATCACATTTCTTATGCTCAATTTCTAAAAGAGCATGATATGGTGTTTACTATGCCAGATAAAGAATCTGAGCCGATCCCCTACATGAATGATTGTGATGCATATTTTCTTAAGCGTCACAATTACTATAATCCCGATACTGGTCTAATACATGGTGCATTAGATGAAAATTCTATTTTTAAATCTTTGCACACTGTTTTAGAATCCAAAGTTGTATCATTGGAAGACCAGTGTATCTCTAACATAGATGGTGCATTACGGGAATGGTGGCTACATGGTCGTGAAGTCTATGAGAAACGCCGCTCCCAAATGAAGGAAGTTGCATTTCGATGTGGCCTTACCGACATGTGCCAAATGTTGAACGAATCGTATGAAGACCGTTTGGCCTATTTCAATCACGTTTATTTTGAAAATGATGAAGAGGAGAAGGTCGATGAATCTACATTTGTAACAACTGTTGGGGAACAATGGGATATAGAAGAGTAAACTATGTCTAGGCTCCGCCTTGGGATGGCATAAAAAGCATCCGGTTCCGGAACTATCCGTAACTAAAGTTTAAAATAGTCCTGTGTGCATGGTTTACAGCATATTACATGTTTTGCATATTTTACATAATTTATGAACTGCTTCACACTTGAAGGCACCCATCCGC